GGAGAATTGATCCTTTCCGCCCAAGGAAAAGAGTATAATCTCCAAGATTTAGATAAAAAATCACCCATCCGTTTTTTAGAGGGTGGGGGTCATGCTAATGTTTTTGGATCTTTGAGTGGAAGTCGTGTTCATTTTAAGAGTAATGTATGTCCTACTTTAATGGCCTCATCCCTCACAAAAAAGGGGTTTGTAACCCCATTTGTGAAACCACCTATGCACCCATGGAAACCATGGCGGCGTGGTTTGTTGGATATGGTCAATACTTCCGTGTCGTTTGATGAATTTATAATGGATAAATGCGTCGATTCATACGTAGCTAAAATCACACCACATATACCAAAATTCAAAGATGAGTTAGTTGTTTACGACACTTTTACAGCCTTGAATGGGGTTGCTGGTATGAAGTTTGTGGATAAACTAAATAGAAACACTTCCATGGGTTTCCCTTGGAAATGCCCGAAGAAGAAATATCTTATTCCCATCGATCCTGTCGCCAAACTTCAACATCCCGTGATATTACCTGCTGAGTTGGAAGCGAGAGTTGATAGAATTGAGGCAAATTACCGTCGTGGTATTCTCGCACATCCAATTTTTTGCGGTAATTTAAAAGATGAGCCAATCAAGAAGAAAAATGCAGATATAGATAAAGTTAGAATCTTTTGTGGTGCTCCTGTAGATTGGTCGATAGTCGTGAGAAAATATTTACTAGCTTTTACTCGTGTTTCTCAATTAAATCCATTTTTGTTTGAAATGGCAGTTGGGGCAGTTTGTCAGAGTACCTTTTGGGGCGATCTGAAAGAATATCTTACTAAATTTGGACCCGAAACCTGTATCGAAGGTGATTTTAAAGCATTTGACAAGAAAATGGCTGCCTTAGCAATATTGAAAGCTTTTAAGATTATAATCGCGATTTGTCGGTTAGCTGGTTGGGGTGCAGAAGATTTATTGGTACTTTGGTGTATAGGGAATGATATAGCTTTTAACATAGTAGACTTCCATGGTGATCTGTTCCAATTCTTTGGGTCTAATCCATCTGGACATGCTGT